CTTAAATGTTTCTAAGAATGTTTTAACTAACATACCCAAATCTTTTCTGTCTTGACCAAGCTTACCTTGTAACCAATGACCTACAAATAGAAAACAAAAGTCCTCATTAATACCCTTAAACTCATCGACCAAATCTTTTGAAAATTCCTTTGTAGTTTTGAATATTCTTGTATCTGCACCTTCAAATAGAACTTCTGTTGGTTTTGTAACTTTAACCACTCCAATTTTTTGTTGAGTTTGTTGGTCATGTTTATCCCAAACCGTTTCTTCGATTGATGTTTTTACAAAATTAGCAGGTACTATGTTCATGTCCATACGATTTAACCCATCTATCCATTCAGGTGGAGTGAGTGTAGTTTCTAATCCTGCAGTAATACCAATGTTATACTTAGCAAGAGGATTAAATTCATTCGGTACTACGATATGAAAATGTACATCTGGCTGTTTTGTCATTTTAGGATCTGAAAGTAACCTTTTTATTATAGGTTTGTCGTGTTCATTATCCTCACTAAGGGCATCTTGTGGTGTAGAACCCCAACGAACAGGCCAGATTTTAATATCAAACTTATCCATTGCAATTAATGATCTACATATATCCCTACTATGTGCTCCATATCCACTTCTTGTACCCACAGGCGCCGTAACTAATACTAATGGTTTATAACTCATTTTTTATCCTTATTTCCTACGAATTGTTTTTCTACGAGTAACTTTTTTCTTTGTTTTCTTTACTCGTCTTTCTTTACCATCTCTCTTATCACCCAAGATGAACTTGGTAACATCATCTATGGTCTTTAGAAATTTTTCTAAACCTATCATTTAATTTCTCCTTATACTACTTTGTGTAAAGTAAATCGTTTTCTTGGTGTCCATTTTTTCCATGCCCGTTCCATATCGTGTACGAACCTATCACACATATGTTTTGCGGACATTCCAATTTCTTCTTTTAACATCCATTCTCTACCTTTTGAACCTGCCTCTTTTCGTTCTTCTTTTGGTGTATCATACCATTCACGAATTTTAACTGCAACATCTTCCCATCTGCATCTATCATCGAAAATATATGGTGTTGGAACTGAACCTTGCAATGAACGACTTGCTGGCCAAACTGGTTTTATCCATTCTCCGTGAGTTAAATCAGGATTGTTTTCCCACTTATCTCTATCGTGGAATGAATGAATTTCTGAATAATCTTCATGTGTAACATGCTTACCTTTTAATTTAAATCCACATTGATCCTGTAATCCACCCGTAACATTTACAATACTTGGTGTTCCTGCCATTACTGCTTCTGCAGTTCCCAATCCAAATCCTTCGTTAGAGGCCATATTGATTTGAACATCTGCTATATTATACAAAAAATTCATCTGTTTATCATCAAGTCTCTGATTTGAAAAAATAACTTCATAATCAGGACATATATTATTGACAACTTCTGGTAAATCAGTTCCATTTTGGTCTACTGGTTGAGTGTGCATTACTAATACACATTTATCTGCCTGTTCTTTTGATAATCCATCACAGAATGTTTTATAAGCCAATATTACATCACCAGGAGCTTTTCTTCGAATGTTTCTATTACACCAAAATATAATAAAATCTTTATCTTTATTATGTAATAGTTCACCCCTAAAAGATTTTAGGTTATCCCACTTCTTAACATCTAATTCCGTAATTGGATAGTATTTATCATCTGGTATTCCGTGTGGAATATATGTACAATCCCAATCTGTTCTTGGTTTATTTACTGCAACATTTTTTACAATGTTTACAGTCTGTTTTGATATGTTCATAATTAAATCGGATGATTCATAAAAGAACTCGTTGTACCTTGGATAAGGTAAATCATCCCAAATGTTATAATAGAAAATCGGAATGTGTTGTCTGATTTCATGTTCCATTTGATACAACCATACCCAAAATCTTGGATCAGTATAATGCATTATGGCATCAGGCTTTTCAATATTAATTAAACTACGAATTAACTCTTGATTTCCATACCCATTAGTTGGATATATAGTTAATTTTGCATCCTCAATACCAGTTTCTTCTCGTATCGAGTCATTCATATCCACCACTTTTCCATTTTCAGGATGTTTAATTGCTCCTGCAACTTGAACCCAATCATACTTGTCGAGTGTTCCAAGTACGAAATTCTTAGAAACCGTACCTACACCACTTGACATCCGTAAATCGTCTGAAAGTAACATTATTTTTTTCTTTGACATAACCTTCCCTTATCTTAAAAATTACTACCACTAATCTGTAAATTATCATAATCTACGATAGATTTTTTATATTCTTCTTCTTTTAAATACCTATCCATAGACCTATTTACTAACTTCTGCAATGTGAATTCTTCACTTAAAGCGACTCCTTTAAACTTCTTATATAAAGAAGTTATTATTTTAACCGAAGTTAGCTTTGTTTCACTTTTCATATTAATCTCCATATATACATATATATAAGTATCAAATTAATCCAAAATAACTACTTTTTTTTTCAATTTTTGTGCATGACTTATCGTGTCTATTGTACCATTTGAATTGTAATCACTTGGAATAAATGCAACTATATAATCACTATATTCTGCTATTTGTTTGTTTCTATCAAAAAAATTAGTAATGTGATATTTTTTTCCATAATCATTTTGTTCTAAAATACAATGTTGATTATATTGATAATGTCTTGGTGGAAATTCTACATATTTCATATCAAACTCTAATGCAAATTTCTTAGCATACCCATCTGCACCTTTTGGTTGTCCACCACTTATTATTTCTACACCATCACCAAATTTCTGTTTTAATTTAAATACAAATTCTTTTACTTTTCTCTTATTAGTATAAGTTCTTGCCCCTACTATACCAATTCGTTTCATCTAATCCTCGTAATCGTTTCTTTTTTGCTTTCTCTTTGGTCTTTCTTGTCTTGATGGTTTATCAGAGGTAATAAATGTTAGGCACTCTATAAAATTTTGTAACCCTTGAAAAACACAAGTCAACCTATCTTCACTTCCAATAAACCTAAACCTATACGGAAAATCACCTTGTATATCATCACGATGACTAACATCGTACCAAGTGAACTGAGAGCGGTCGACAGCTCTGTTTGGTCTTATTGTTGTTTTGTAATGAAGTAAACTTTCATACTTTTCCATAAATGATTTCAAGTCTTTAGAAGTTACTTCTCCCTCATCATACCACAACTGAAGTTTAAATGTATGAGTTTTGTTTGCCTCATTAATTTTATCAATTACTAACGACTCAAATTCTGTATTAATAAAATCAGATAATTTAAGTCTTAGTGCATATATTTGTCCTGTGGTTGCCATTTTATTTCTCCATCTTCATAATAAGTATTATAAATCCTTACATTTAGTAAATGATCTACATTTCTTTTGAGGTGAACATTTCTCGTAATTGTGTTCAATTATGTTTCCATCAGGATCATAACACTCTTTCATAAATGCTTCCAATCTTCTATTAACTTTATTAATAGATGGTTTTCCATTTGCTGGTATAAAAGTCTGTATTCTCTTTTGAGGAAAGTCTGTATTCTCATACAACTTTCTCTTTACTATAAAATACTCTACATCAATTCTATCCATTGGAACATCAAATTCTTTCGAATAGAATTGTTTATACAATAATAATTGGTCTGTTTTATTCTTGTCGGCTTTTTGGTATTTATTCCAACCCCATGTTGATGTTTTAATATCAATAATCTTGATTCGATTTCTAACCGTATCCTTGATAACCAAGTCAATAAACCCACGAAATCTTAGATTGTTAGGTAAATCATAACTAAGTGGTGTTTCTATACCTGCTAATTCATAACCTCTTTTACTGAAATACTGATTTCGTTTCTTCTTGAAGTAATCAATTATCTTTAACCCATCATTGTAAAATTCTAACATATCATTTTTAGTACAGAATTCTTCTCCACCATTTTTCTGTCTGATTTCCATAAAAATTTTCTTCATTCTATCTTCGAGTTCTTCATTAAGAAGTAACTTATCAGCCTCTACAATACTTTCGGAATACATAACTCTTAGGTATTCTTGTAATACCTCGTGCATAGCCGTACCAAACATTGTATAGATATTATCTGTGAATGGTATTGCCTTATCTACATAGGTCAATTTCCAAGAATAGGGACATTGTTCCCATAGTGAAAACTGACTATATGATATTGATTTTTTTCTAGCCATTTAATTTTTGAATAACAGATTGTTTAGGTAATGCACCTACGAATCTATCTACTTCTACTCCATTTTGTTCTATTATTGTGGTTGGAACTGACCTAACATTATATTGTCTTGCCATTGCCTCGTTCGCGTCTATATCAAGAATCTGAACTGAATAACCTTCATTCAATACTTCATTCATAACTGGTTTGAAAGCTTTACAAGGACCACACCAAGTGGCTGTAAAGTATTTTGCTGTTCTCATTTTAATCTCCTAATCCATCCATTTTCCGTGTGTAAATAAATGCCAGGTTCGATGTTTTAATATTTCCCACATCAATCCGACATATGATTCTGATTCGTAGAATCCTACTTTGCAATCATATCTATACATTATTTACCCCACTTTCCGTTTTTAACGATTGTCGCCATTATTCCATAGTTTGAAACATCAAGATAAGCATCTTCCATAGGTTCACCTTCTACTGCATTATCTCTTTTGGTCATCAGTAAAGTTTTTAACCTTTGTATCTTATCATTCATTCTAAACCACAAACCTGTAAGTGATAAATGTATTTCTTCTTCTGTTTGTAATTGTGTTCCAACACTTATGTTACCTGGACCGTAATCGTGTTGTTTGTGTAAGAACAATTCGTATTGTTCCCTTTGTAATCTTTTAAATTCTTTGGTCATTTCTGGCCATTCTTTTTCCATCTGTTTTATAATGGATGTTGATTTAGAATTTACTTCTTTTTTATTCTTAGATTCTCTTATCATTTCTGCCATATTATTTCCTCTTTCCATACTGGAATTTACACATAATTAACATAAAAGTCAACTATTTTTTTAAATAATTTCATCTATGATACCATAATCTAAACATTCTTCTGCTGTCAAATATGTATCGTGTTGTGAAACCTTTTCCCAAAATTCTTGATCTTTACTTGTAACTTCTCCGAGTATTCTATTTATATTATTTTGTAATTTTTTTAGATGGTCAGCTCCTTTGAGGACATCTGATGTTTTACCTGCTTCAAATGCTGAACCCTCGTGAACCATAACCGTAGAATTTTGTGTCATTGTTCTTTTACCAGTTCCACACGCAAGTATTACTGCGGCTGCTGACATACAAGCTCCTACACATTGTGTGTTTACCTTAACAGGTAATGTCTTGAAATAATCAATTATTCCCAACATAGAATACACATCTCCACCATAGGAGGCAATATTAAGATTTATATCCACACCTTCATTGTGTTGAACAAAATTATCAAATCTCGTCATGATTGCATACAATGTATCCTGTTCTATCTCATAGGTTAAATACATAGTGTTAGACTTTATATTTATACCCCATTCTAAATTCTTAAATAGTAATTGTGTTTTCCTGTTCATACCTGGCATATCTCCATAATTAACTTTTAAAACTGCTGAATCTGTCACTTACATTTCCTTTTTCTTAAAGACAAAAACGGGTTCGTATTTATAACCTGCTCCCATCACGCTTGATAATGTTAATTGTAAGGTTTCCTCTTGGATAAAACCCAACTCTTTGGAAATCCTTACGGTTTCTTCTTCTATAAATTTGTACTTTGGTGTGTTTGCAATATTCATTAACATATAACCATTATTTTTTAAACCATAGTAACAATTCTCTATGGTCTTTTTTAAAAATCCATTTACCCATTCATCATTGGATGGGAATTTAATATAACTTTGAGTTTCCTCATCTGAGTATTTCTCTGTATCAAAATAGGGTGGGGAAGTAAAACATAAATCGATTGATTCTTTTTCAGGAACGAAGTCCTCACTTCCTTGTTTATATATATCAACTTTTTTGTTAATATAATCAAATTCTTTGCTCATCTGCAACAAACCTTCATAAGTCCTCGTGGATGGTTCTGTACCTATGTAATGTTTGGTATTTGATGCAGATAAAAATCCAAGTAATCTACCACCCCAACCACAACTCATATCTCGAATGACTCCATCTCCACCAAACTTTTCATATATTAGTTTTGCTGCTGTCGGTCTGAAATTACTAACGGATTGAGTTCCACTATAAATCTTAATGGATTGTCGTAGTCTGTTTTCGTGAAATACATTTCTCTCCCCATCTGGATCCTCACCCTTGTAATGTTTTTGTTCCCACTTCCAACATTTACGGATTGTTGATTTAAACATATCATCATCGTGAAATATATCCATAGGTGATTTCTTAGCACTACCACAAACTATTTCCCAAAAGTGTGGAAAGAAAGTCCAACACAATCTTAATCCGTGCATGGTTTGGACTATCTGATTATCCTTGAATATCGTATCGACATCAAACTTTCTCAGTTTTCTTAGGTGGTCGTGTTTTTCATCTTCACGAATTGTGTAATGGGGAAATCCATGTCGTCTGTAATAATCAAATATGACTTCTACACCATATTCGATATCTACCACATCTATTGAATTTGTAACCCTTTCAAACTCCAAGTCTCTCTCATCAACATCGATGAGCTTACCGAGAGTTTCATAATTTACTCTTGACATATATTGTCTCTATAACTTAATACATAATCTGTCCAACTTGAAAAGGGGCCAGTTTTAAAAGATTCTATCAGTTCTTTACTATAAATTAACGAAAAAAGGTCTACTACATCTCTTTTAAGTTTTAATTTATATAAATCACCATTTAAATCATCATAAAAAATATTTACATTGGAATTTTTATCTGGATAAACTCTCGATACCTTTATTCTACCCTCTCCATCAATATTTAAATCCTTAATCCAATTCGAATTATTGTTATCCCTTACTTCATAATGACCGACAAATTTTTGCATTTCATTATCAGATTCCAAAATATCTCTATAATCAATCACATCAAACTCATCATAAATTTCAGATAACCATTGGTGTTTTAATGAAAAGTTTGGAAGTAAAGGACCTTTACCTGGCTCATCATAAGTACAATCTGAACTTATATAAAATTTATGAGGTCCTTCTTTTTCAAATTTTTTCAATTCAGATTTCACTCGTTTCATTTTGGTCTTATAATCAAATCTTTCTATCTCATCTTCTGTTGGGAAGTAGAAGTTATTAGGTTGGTCAGGCATAGGCCAATGTCTAATATGAATACCAATTCTATCTTTGACCAATCCTTTTATTTTACTATCTAATTTTTTATCTTTTAGAACTATTTTATCTGCAAGCTTATCCCAAAAACTTGTTTCTATCTCATAAGGTGGCCATTTTTCAAATAAATCAGGTGAAAGAAGATAATAATTTTTATTTTCATCTAAAGTCTTTAACCAATTAGTTCTTAAATCTATGGTTGAGGAATAATCTAAATTGTGAAATCTATCAGTTGAAGTTTCTGTATAGGGGAAATCTAAAAATTTCAACTCTCCCCACATCTCATCTTCAACAAGGATTGTAAATTTGAAATTATTAAATTTATTTAATTCATAAGCAGCCGCCCAAAGTTGAAATCTATTTCCAAATCCTGTATCTTCTATACTCCAACCAACATCTCCAATTTTCAAATACATTAGGGCAGATTTAGTTTCTTTATTTCTTTTGGTTCAACTCCATATTTTTGTAATATGGTTTTTAGATTTGCCTTGTTTTGTTCAGTTGAATAGAATACTTCTAAATATTCTTTTGCTTCTGATAGACTTGATTCATAATGTTTTGCCACTATCTCAATTACCCATTTTTCATATTTCATATCTTTTTTTCCTTTTGTATATTTTAACCATTCCCTTTTCTTGGGCAGTACATTACTATATAACTTGTATAGTTCTTTAGGTTTTAATTTATATTTTTGAAATTCATTAGCTACCTCAACATACTCCATCTTCATAGATATGAATCTGTGTATCATATAATTAGACCACTGCTTCTTCTCCGTTTCATTTAGAGAATCCCAATACCCTTTAGTTTGTTTTTGTGTGATGTGCGTGATGTGGTCGAATAGACCTTTGTTCTTAATAACCTTTTTCTTTTTCATATCTATAAGTATTTAATTAAATGTTCAAATACAATTATTTTAGCTAACACCAGCATACTTCAATACCAAATTTATCTTCAATGGTATGAACAGAAACACCTGTTAAATCTAATTCATCAAAGAAAAAACCAGCTTTAGGCAAAATAATTACATCTGGTTTATAACCTTCAGATAAAACTTTCTCAATTACAGGTATATAATCTTGAACTAACAATAAACCAGCAACGATTATGTTACCACCGAATGTTGTATTCTTTACCATTTGAATTTTGTAATTATTGAATGGAGTTATTTTTTTAACATGACTTTCGAATACTTTCTCTACCGACTCCGATACCAAGAATAACACTTTTGAATTAGGCTCATAATTGTCCCATTCAATTAAATCACTTAACGATTGGTCAAGTGCACTTGCATTGACTTGATTTTCGGAATCTATTTTAATTCTTGGATATAATTTTCGCCACTCTCTGATGTGCTTCCACCCCTCATCCCAAGTAAAATCAAGATGTTTTGTAACATTTGGTGGAGCATACTTAGTATATGCTGGATGGGAGATTTCTATTTCGATTGGATTGTGATTTTCATTCAGTAATCTAATCCATCTTTCGGTAGTTCCATTATTTAAATCAGTTAATGATGGTACTATTACTACCGCATATGGAAGTCCGTACTTCTCTAATAATTCAAAAGTATGTGCTGTTTTTTCATAATTAGTTAGGTGTAAATATATCCCACTCCATAAGTAATCAATTTGACTACTTCGTCCCCAACGATGTTTCATTAAAAGACTCAGTAACTTGATGTGTTCTTCGTTTACAAAATGACCATTGGTATCAATTCCTCTTACGGTGTATTTCTCGTCAATAAGATGTTGTAATATTTCTTTAGCGTTTGGATGTGCAAAAAATTCACCATTACTAACATGATGACCATATCCAATAGCCGTTATAGTCTTTTCTGGTACAAAAGTGAGAAAGTGCTTAATCTCATCAAATGTTAACCATTTTGGATATGCTATTATCAAATCAGGCGGATTCCAATATTGTGAACAATAAAAACACTTGGTATTACAAGGTGTTCCCACATTCATAAGTTTAAACGAATATTCTCTTTTGTATGCCCAATATACCTGTTCTGTCATTTGAGTATTTTCTTCATACATAGACATAGGCACACCATCTACCTTTACCCATTTATTTCGTATTTTTGCAGGATCTACTAAGGTATGTGTGCTGTTTTCCATTTTGAATTATTCCCAAATAATTTATTTCTAAAATCTGATTTAAACTTCCCATCAACTCTCATACTAATTGAATACCCATCAGATTCAGTTCCGTGTGGTTTTTTACTATCAAACCAACAAGTGTTTCCTTCTATATAAATATTGTCTACAAAAATTCTTTTATTATTGTTGAATCTAATCCAAATCATTTCTTGACGCCATTCTTCCCAATCGTGGTCGAAATGTGTTACTATCTCCTCACCATTTTTACTAAAAATAAACATTATTCTACCTGTATGTTCGAATGGTAACTCATTAACCATCTTTTTTATCTTGGGAAACTCATCATATATTGGTAAATCAACCCAATACTCACCCTTGTCTATCAAAAAATAATCAGTACTCATATCCACTCCCTCAATTAAATCAGTTAAATATATTGTTTTAACTTCAGGTGAATCTTCTTCAAAATTACCAAATTTATCCGCGTTCGAATAAAACATATTCCAATATTTTTTAGGTATGGTATCAACCACCTTCATAAATTCTTCATGAAGTGGTTCTATATCTAAATCTAAATATTCATCTAATTCAATTAGACTCATCATTCTCTCCATATACATTTAATTTTGGAAACGGAACATCAGGTATACCTTTACCTAAAAACGGACACAACACTTCCCATCCATCTCCTTCACATATATTCATTACCAATAAATCATTTGGTCTGTTTTTAAAATAGGTATTTATTTCGTGATATTTAGAGTGCTTATAGTCTAATTTTTCATTGATAATATTCTCCCTATCGTGTATCCATCTTTCATCTATTAAAAATGAATATTCCCTTATTGGATCTGGTGTCCAATCCTTATGATATTTTGGTGAATAGAATCTTTCGTTACTCCCTATCCAACTCTCATCATCTCTTTCTAAAATTATAAATTTACTATTAGGATATTTTTCATCAAGTACTCTATAATCCACATCCTTGTTGTGCCAAGGACCATCTTGGAATGCATCATACTTGTCAATCTCCTCAAACAATACTTCATAATCATAATTCTCAATAAATTTTAAATATAAATCTGGATCCTCATCCTTGTGTTTAAATCCTAAAATCTCATATGCCCTACCAAGTGAAGTTGTTCCTGTTTTAGCAACACCTATTTCAAATATTTTCATCAAACATCCCCAAGTAATAGTGTTTTGACATTCGGTGT